AAACCCACCAGAGTTTGTGTGGTTCCGTCCCATTTAACATAAGTGACGTCACCTGTTACGCCGACATAAAGCCAACGTGCATACTCTACTGTACCATTAGTACCATATAATGTATCAAGTGTTGCGGTTCCCGTGCGTGCAACGCCTGCCATAACTCGTGTAGGACCCGTAAAGGCATTTGGATCTAAAGGTGGTACATTAACTAATTGAACGGCCATTGGGGCTCCTTTCCTAAAGTTTTATAAAGATATTAAAGAATGTAGTAGGCTGCATATTTCCGTCTGCAGCACTTCCACCGGTTGCTCCCGTAACTGTTGGAGAGGTAGTGAAAGCCTGTGAAGTTCCTGGAACCGCAGCACCCGTACCAGATGTAATAAATAATCCTGAGTGACTATGTGAAGGCATAGCCGAGATGCTTATTGTTTCAGAACCTAAATTTTGACCCAAGGCTCTTGTTGTTAATCCAGAGCCACTACCAGCACCTGCTAAAGCTCTTCCCAAAGACAGAGGCATTTTTAATGTTTTGCCAGCTAAAAAGTCTGTAATTGCTGTCGCAATCGTGTTTCCTGGAGATGTTCTTCCAGAACTTACCGGAGCCCAAGTATCAATAACGCTGGTATATAGTGTAGCATATAATTGAAATGTAAAATCACCTGCATAAGTTGCTCCACTTCCTGTATTACCTATTGTACTGTCATTCATGGGAAGCCAACCTAATGGTGCATTAGTATAAAGACTGGTCTTAACATCGCCTGTACGTGCTGTTTGAGAAACACCATCAATTTGGTCATAACTATCAAATTCTATGTCTGGGTTAATTGTTCCTAAAAATAGACATGGTTTTATAAATTGAATATCACATGCTGTATCAAGAGGCATATCAAGTTGTAAGTAAACTGCGTCGTCATCTGTCTGAAGTCCAGGGGTTCCTATTGAATTTCCTGAAACGCTTGGCATTGTGAAATTTGTTAAATATTTAACCCAACTAGAGGTTAAAACATAAGAGTCTTGTAAAACTCTAGTCGATGAAGATTCTGCGGTTGCTGCAGTGCCTGAACCATAATATTGTCTAGTATAAAAATTAATTGTAACTGGAGTAGAAGTTACTTTTGCCCAAACAGAAAAAGTCATTGGTTGATTAGATAAGTTTTTAACCTTTTGGGTTATAGGGAATTGAAAACTTTTGTATGTTTCTCCAGTTGTCATGTTGGATTGATAACGGACGTAAAATGCGGGTGTATTATCCCCTTCCGCAAAAAATGACGCATCACTCAATGCAAAATCAACAAATGTTATTGAGTCGGTAGCCGTCGTATTATTTTTAGTGAAAACAATATCAGGACTTAATATACCATAAGTTCCGATCAAAGGATTTGTTTGTGCTGGTGTAAATCCATGATGATTGGAAGGGGCTACAATCACATTTGCTAGACCTATCGGGCTTGCAGTAGGAGGGCAATGATTGATGAATTGATTATTTGTGATGTAATTTTGAAGAGGTACATTAACTGTAACATCGCTACCACCACCTGAAGATTGTGGAAAATTGTCTTCATTCCACAATAAATTTCCTGAAGAGTCGAAAACTTCAATATAATAACCATCCGGATCTGATGTGTCAATTTGCCAGTAAATCGGGCCAAATGTTCCGTTTAAATCGAAAATAATTGGATTCGGAAGGGCTTCAGAACCGGCGGGATCTGAATATGTAGCCCTGGGAAGTCTCGTTAATGAATCATAAGTATAAAGTTGAGCACCGCCAGCAACTGTGCCTTCATTATTGATGATTATCCATTTAGGAGGAAATGCCTGTACATATGTTATTGTCATCCACATTCCTTGTGAAATTTATGTTTTATTATAACTTATATTTTAACTTTAAAAATAATGCTTGTTTTTTGTTCTAAACTCTATATATAATGATATCTTTGTATCATTAATTGGAGAAAATTATGTTATTCATTCTGTTTCTTGTCACTGTGTTTTTTGTGACAAAATTTTATTCCCAATATTAATTAGTGCATTTTTAGGCAATAAAGATGCTGCAGCTCCAGCAGCTAATATATTCCTATATGGCCTGAATGCCATATAACGTCTGTAATCATTGCGTCCTTCTCTTAATAAATCAGAAATATCTAAATTTCCAGATGATTCTAGACTTTGTTGCATTGCGTCTAATAATCGATTTTTTGCAGCATTTGCTTCTCTTCCATGTGCTCTTTCAGCCGCAAATAATGAGCGGCCATAACCTCTAGCATGCTTCCCAACGTCAGATTGTAATTGAAACAAATCTTGATAATTTCCATTTAAAGCGTTTTCAATGGCATTTTGATAAGGGCTAGTAGTAGGTAAAAATTGTCTAGTATCTTCAATTAATTGGGGATTTATATCTAATGGGCCCATATTTCTTTCAATTCCTAATTGTTGCGCTCTATTTAATTTTTTGGAGGCTCCTCTACGGGTTAAATGTGGAAGAATTTTATTTAAACCATAACCTCCTAAAACTAACTCAGGCGCAAACTCAAAACCTTTTTGTACGAGTTTATCTGAAAAAGTAGGCTCTCCTTTTTGTCCATATAATTGTGAGAAATTTTGTTCTGGGACATGTGGAATGTAATCAGATATATTATTCTGTTGATGTTTAGGCATTTGATTTAACAACGCCTGATATTCAGCAGGCAATATATTATTTAATCCTTCACCGAATTGTTGCGCTTGATTTTCAAGATTTCTAGATATCTCATAGGGAGAATTAAGTAAAGTTTGATTTAAATTTGATAATCCAATTTTAGCATTTCTAGGAAATTTACTTAAAAAACTTTCCTCTTCTGGATTTTTAGTCAATGACCATTCAGATGGTTTGCTTGGAAAGGTTTTATTGCGTTTGTTTTTTTCATAATCACTTGTCAAGACCCAATCAGACATTTGGAACTCCCAGTTTTCTTGCTTCACTAACTGTCATTTCTCGTGTTTCACCCGTTTTATTATTTGTTACACTAATTTTTCGTTCTAATGATTTATTGACCTCATTTCCTATGCCTTTAGTATCTATCATTTTATTCGCAACTTTTACAGCATCAGATAGATTCATATGATTTTCACTAATCAAATTAGAAATAATATTATTTTTTGCCTGGGCAATTTCAGTTAATGCTTTTAAAGATCTCAATTTTCCTTCAGCTACTCCTATGGTATCTTTTTCGCTAATTTTTATTTTATCAGCTAAATCAAACTCTCTAACTAATGCTTTGCCTCTGAATGAGTTAACAGTAGCGGCCTTATAAGCTTCTGCTGTTGATATAAAATCACCAATTATCTCTTGTTGTGCTTTTGTCCCTGTGCCTTTTAACAAAGACAATTGTTTGTCTTGAAAGAAAGGAATAGTATCTCTTAAGGATTGAAATTCAGGATCTTTGATAATGTTTGTTAATCTATCCAGAACAACTCCTGATTTTGATAAAGCAAGCTGATCTTCACCTATATTTTTTAAATCTTGAGCCCTATATTTACCTTGCTCAGAGCCTTGTTTAACAACGCCTTCAAATTCGCCAGCTTTTTCAGCATATGTTTTACTGGGATTGCCTTCACTAACTGTAATATCTACAGGATTTTTAACACCCTTTATTTCTTCTTCTGCATAAACAGGATTGCCATTTTTGTCATACCATTGTTCACCCAACTTAGATACTGCACCTTTTGGAGCTGATACAGGAGCATTCAAAGTATTTTGTTCTGGTTGCTGCATGATATTTGTTGGAGTCTGCATTTGAGGCTGTCTCATAGCCTGATTATTCATAGTATTTAATAATGCATTAACAGGCGGTTGATTTTGTGCAGGATTACCAATAAATGCATTATAAGCATTCTTAATTCTATTTGAAAATGAATTGGTAGAAGGCTGACCGACACCAGTAAATCCTTTATTCTCTTCTGGGGCAGAAATTTGAGATAACGAATTAAGTAATGGATTTTGACTTGTCCCGACATTATAAATTTGCTGTAATGCTTGTTTTTTTTGGTCTTCACTTAAGTTTGCAAGTGCGGGATTGTTGGCTAATAATTTTGCTAAGAATTGGGGCGCTACGGCATTAGCATAAGCTAATTGCGATGCAGCTTGGGCTTGTGTTACAAAAGGGTAGTATTGATTCTTCAACTTTTGCATTTCATTTTCAAGTTCAGCATTTCTTAATGCATTAATGGATTTTCTATAGGTAGTCAAAGGACCACCTGGTTGATTAGAAAATAAATTTACTGAAGGAATAGCCATATTATTTCCTTAAAAGAATCCAAACATTTCACCTATCCCGCCTATAGTATTCCAAAAATCATTTTGTTTCCCTGCCTGGGAATTATAAGCTTGTTCGGCTTGGTCTTTGGCGGATTGACCGTAAAGATTAGTTAATGAATTTGCTGCATTTTGACCATAATTTACGAGGTTATTTTGTCCTTGACCATATTGCGTATTTATACCAAGAACATGTTGTAACCATTGATTCATGTCTTGTGAAGCAATATTACCTGCATTTTGCTGCATCTGGAGGGCAAGCGCTGAGCTTCCTGATAATCCATTGGCAGAGCCGTAATTATTGCCGGCATTAACGGCTTGCTGCTGTAGATAATGCGCATAAGGACTTTCAGAGTATTGACCAATTTGTTTATTAATGAAAGCTGCGGGGTCTTTTTGGCCGTTCAGCCAATCTTGATAATTAGTAAGCCCTTGTTGGCCTGCATTGACGTAAGGCTGCTGAACGCCCTCGGCTTTATTGATGTATTTTTCGTATTCTTCCCTAGATTTATCATAGGGTTTACTGGAATTACCGAAAATTCCGCCCAATGTATTAAGTAAGCCTGGTATAAAAGCCATGGATCACACTCCTTGTGATATTTTTTAATTAGACAATCATTGTCCACTGCCCAACCCCTGCCACGACTTGCCATATTTGAAGCTGTGCCGTGCGTGGAGAATTGGGCGTATTTGCATCCGATAAATAAATCAATTGCCCTTCAACTGGTGCCTGTATGGCATTTCTTTCAACTGTTGTTAAGTTTGGCACAAACATCCCGTTTTGTGACAAATAACCTTGCAATGTTTCTACAAACGTCGCCATGAAATCAGCCCAGATGTTACTTAAGTATACCTTATCTTTTATCACTGGATCGTATGTTGGAAAATTATCAAAATCACGTGCCATAATTTATTCCGGTAAAGTTTCAAAATCCCATGCAGCCCCTAAAATCACAAAAGGGATAGGTAAATAAAATTCGATTCTAGGTACATATCCCTGACCCCTTGGAGTAGTCCCTAATTTTCGCCATACGGTGCGATGTGTCCGCTCCCCTATCTTACCCATGGTCGAATGCAAAAATGGCCCATAGGTTTGTCCTCCGTCTTTTGAGATACTTAAATAAACTACTGGTTGAGCATTAGGCGCATATGGTATTAATCCTAAGTCTGCAGGATTCTTTGTAAATCCCAATGCGCCAGTTTGTAATTGTCCTTGCAACAAATCCACTTGAAACCTATCGATACGCAAACGATTGTATCCCTCAGGTGTCATTTGCTTGCCTATGCGCATGCGCCTTATTTCTTGGCCATTATTTGTATAAACCTGGTCACTCACCGAATAAAATAAAGTTTTATCATAGTCACCATAGTAATTAACTCCCTTAAAATAAGCATGCGTTTGCGCAGGGTGTCTATCTCCATTTAGCACCTCTTCTTCATGCCATCTAACATTTTGAGGATCGCTCATGCTGACATTGAAGACAAAGGTGTGGTTAGCTGTAGTAAAATTAAGTCTATAGAATATAATACCATTTTCTTTGATTAAAATTCCTCTTGCATCTGCAACACCACTTCCATTGGCTGCAAGAGCTGCATATTGGGCTAGTTGATAGTCTAAAGCTCGATTACTGGCTGGTACTGATTCTGTGCCCTTTACGCCTACTACACCTGCTAATCCGTCCGCATCTTGGGCTAGGAAGAACATGCTATCAAATCCTACTGAAACGCTAGCCGTAGCTGGTGTTCCAACTTCCATCAATAAAGAATTATTTCGTCTGAATGGCAAATTTGTTCCTATGCCAGCATTTTCCCAAACTTCGGTGTAATTCTGAGAGAAAAGAAATAATCTTCTATGTAAAGTATTGCACGCAACAATCGTGCCAGGATGAGTAGTAATTGTACCCAATTGTAATTGTCCATTATTGCTTACGAAAATAGGCGCTGTTCCTGTGCTTGAGAACGTGATTGCAGCACCGCCAGGCGTGGTTGAAATAGTAAATGTAGTTGAATCAACGACGCTTACGACATAATAAGTCACGCCTTTTGAAATAGTTGGCGTCCCTGTCGGTAGAGTTCCACTTCCGCTAAATTGTACTGGAGTTCCAACTTGATAATTTAAAGTTGTTCCAGTAGATAAAACAAGATTAGGAGATGCACCGCTTGTAGCAACAAATGCATTTCCTACTGTAGTATTTGTCACAAATATTGGAGCCACTCCAGTGGTAGAGAAAGTAATAGCAGTTCCACCTACGGTTGGCGCTATTGTGAATGTGCTTCCATCTACTACAGTTTTCACATAATAAGTCGTATTTATGGCTATTGCTGGCGTACCTGTTGGCAATGTTCCGCCTCCGCTAAATTGTACAGAAGTTCCGGCTGGATATTTTGTTGTAGATGCAGTTGTTAAAACAAGATTAGGTGAAGCTCCACTTGTTGCTAGGAAGGCATCTGCCGTTGGTGCGGTAAAATCAGTTCCCCAGACTAATCCTTGATTAAACATGGAAAGTTGAAATTGATTTGTACCCCCATTTGCTACAACAAAGAATCCATCTAAGTAACAAACATCAATGGGGGCTGTGGGAAAACTTGGATCGGTAATTTGAACAAAGTTCATTTGATTATTATCCCAAATCCAGCCTTTTTCTCCGTCTACAAATATTACCTGAAATGTATTTGCATCAACGCCGACATAATCAGTTGTATTCCCTATCGTTCCTATTAATGCGGCAGTAAGGCCGCCTGTATTTCCTGTTATTCTAAATACAGAAGGGCCAAATACCTGGTAGATAGCATCACCGAAAACAAAACTTGCCCTAGATCCACCTGTTTCTGTAGAAAAATCAATTTCTGTATCCACAAGACCTGATGTTGGCAATAAAACTTTAGGTCGTTTCCCTTCGGGATCTAAGTATTCAAAAAGATTAACAGTACGAGCTGCACTGATTGTGCTTATTCTTTGGTTATCGTAACTTCCTACTAAGTCATAGTCTTTTCTCATGTTAGTAAGCCAAAATATTTTGCCAGTAGAATGGCTCTGGTCTGCTAAGTATTGCAGAAGGTCTTACTGTAACATCAGTCTCATTAGCATTTTTAATGACGTTATAATAATCTTGATATTCAGATTCCGCCTGTTCATTCCAATTACCTGAAGGATAATAGGATAAAAATTTTCGTGCTAAACAATATTTTAAAAAACCATAGTAAAAAGGTGGCAATTCTTCTAATGTTTGATTGGCTACTAATGTGTCAATCATGCATTTAACGCCTAAAAGTCCAGGATAGGGTTGGTCTGGCGCTGGATATAATGTTATGAAACTTTCAAGATTTTGTTTATCAAGATAAATAAATCCTGGTCGTGTATTTAAAGGCAATAATCTGGTAACTCCAAAATATTGGGCTTTGTTAATAATTTGCAAAGGATAGATAATTCCCTGTCCCGCACTGGGGACAGTATAATTAGCATAGGAAAGATCCACGACCCGATCAGCTCTTATGTCTGCCGTAATCATGTCTGAGATTGAATAGGTTGCTTGTGTAGCAACCATATTAAAGCTTATTTCTGTTAAATAAGGAATATAAATACTATCTGCCGCAAACTTTGTGATTAACTCATTAAGTAAGTCTAATCCTGAGGAAAGCATAAAAGCGTCTGGTGTTTCACCAACGCCTAATTCTCCAAGCAAATAAAGTGAATTTACAATGAGTTGATTAACTGTCTTAATAGTTTGTGGCATGATTCTTTCCTTTTAAAATCTTGAAAACTCAAGCGTACAAATCGCAGAGGCTTGAGCCAAATAGATTTATTTCAAAGGAAAGGCATCATCCATTGAACTACACAGGTCACGAGCAAATTCTTGTGCATGCGCACCATCGTTGCTCATGTAAGCATCAAATTCTTCCATTTCTCGAGGAACAATTGGCCTATTTCCCATTTTAGCTTTCATTTTCATTTGTTCAGATTTAACAAATGCATTATTAGATTCTACTAATCTATCTTCTTTCATTTTTTCTTCCCCTTTGATTTCTTAAGAGATTTAGTTTCATTTTCTTCGTCATCTATGATTTCTTTCTCTAATTTTTCACGATATAGTTGAGCTTTTTTAGGGCAATCAAACCAAACGCCTGATGCTTTCAAAATATCCGCCTCCTCTGACTCAACAACTCTCATTGGATCTACGGGACTATAAACACATGTAAGCATCAGGCATTTCCTTATGATAAGACTACAGTTGCATATTGTGGGTGCCAATTAAAGCCGCATAATAAGTCTAAACGCATGTAGTTTTGATAACCTAAAATATCCCCTGTTTGTGTAACTGCAAGAGATAAGCCAGTTTCTGGATCTACTGCCACTGAAGCATAAGGAACTTGCAATTTATAAAGTGGAGGACAAACTATGTCTATACCACGGCTTGGATAAGCCACGTTTACGTTGTGACTTCCTACCATTGTTACAGGAGCATCATCGGGGACAGGATTACTGACGTTACGATTTGGATTTAAAGTGTCAGATATAATAATTGGTGCTACTTGTACAGTTACATTACCTGCGCCATCTGAGCTAGCATTGGCAGTAACAACAAATTGCATATCTTGTCCAGTTGCAGCACGTCCTACTGGGTTAACTGATTGAACACCGGATATTGATATCAAATCACCAGGAACAAAGTAATTGGTCACACTGATTGTGGCGCCATCCATGATTATAGTATTGCCGGAAGACACTGCACCATTTACAAGTAGAGTATCAGAAGAATGCAACGTAGGGCCTGCGCCAGCTATATGATGTTTGATATTTTGAGATTGAAAAATATCAAAATAAGACAAGTGACCAATTGCTGAAGAACGTACGATATCTTCGTTAAAAACTGGAGTGAAGTTGTTAAGCAAAGCACCCTTTAGGCTTGAACCATCACGAACTGTCATTGCCAAATATGCATCAGATGCAATATTTACGCCTTGTTCAAGCAGTTTGGCACCAGCTGTATCCACTGTTGAGAATGAATTAATCGCAACGCCTGCAGTTCCTGTAAAGAAATTCAATTCAAGTTCGGCAGCAGAGCCAATGTCTTTTTCCATTTGGGTGATAATTTCTTGGATTGCTGGGGCTATGAATATTCGTGAGAAGTCTTCAATTCTCAAAGACAGGTCTTGGATAGTATAGGCAATCAAAGCGTGATACTGATGCGCAATCACAATCACTTCAACTGTTTCAATGATGGATTGAGGAGTTGCTACTGAGCCATCACCAACAATAAAGTGGTTTTGGCGTCTAACTTGTAACGTATCACCGATTTTATATCCAGAGGATACAAAATCATCTTGATAAATACGTGAAGCTGTCATTACAAATGGTGCATTGTTAGCAAACATTGCTAAAGCAGTATTACTGACAAGGTCAGTA